TCTTCCATCTCCTCTTGAGATAGATTCAATATATTCTTAAATACCCATTCTTTAGAATAGAATTCTCCAACATACTGTTGAGTCATATCTAATGTCTGTAATCTTTCTCTAACAAGTTCTGCATTACGCAATTCCGCAAAGTGATTATCTGATACAAAGTCTACAACTAACTCATTACGCCATGCTTCCCAATCCTCATTAGTAATAGTACCTTTAAGAATAAGTTGCTTTCTCAGTATCTCAAGGAATAAACCAGAGAACCTACGGCGTAGTCTGTCAATAAACTTTTGGAATTTAAGTTCATCACGATTAATTTCTGTTGATCTACCTAGAAGTCCAGATGCTTGTTCTTGCTCTAGTCTTGAACTAGGTACATTCAATGATCTATATAGACGTTTTTGGAAATAAATAATATCATCTATCTGACCTAAGTTCTCACCACCTGGCAATGTAGAGATTTCTGTACCTCTTCCGCCTTCACGTCTTGGGAGCCAGAAGTCTTCCAACATAGACATATGTTTACGATCATCTTTTAGTTTACCAGTATTTGCATCATATACCAACTTATTGCGGTACTTAGTCATGATGTTCTTCATATACTCTTCAGACTTACCACGTGGCATATTACCTACGTCAATATAAAATATACGTCTTTCTGGAGCACGTGCTAAACGATAGATAACTAATGAGTCTTCCATCATTCTTAATTGGTTAATAGGCTTTAGTGCTTTATGTAGATAAGATACAACTTTCTTTCTACTTTCATCAAGTAAACCTGATGTAACATAGCTCACTGAATCTGATGTAAGTTTAATTCCACTAACTTGTTTGCCTGGTTTATCTTGGTAGATAAAGTGTTCATCTACTTTTTCAATTATTTTAGCACCAGTAAGAGGATCTTTTTTAGTTTTGACCTCTTTTACTTTACGAATTTTAGTTGAATCAATTGGTCGTATCTCTTGGATACCAGCTTTCAAATTAGAATCATTAACAACTAAGTGATGATATATTCTACCATCAACATAGAAACGTCTAAAAATATCATGCCCTAAGTCATTAAACTTGAGCATACCTAATACAATACTAAATTCGTCTTGAATTTCTTTTTTAATTTTATCTGAAGCTTCTACATCATCTAGGACTAATTTAACAGCAAGTCCCTTATCTTCAATAGTAACAGCTTCGTTTACAATATCTTCGATAGCAGCATCAACTTCAGGGTGCATTGCAACACCTCGATACTGTCTAATTAACTCTACATTATCCTTGGATTCATCACCATCTAGGTTTACATATTGACCAAAGTGAGAACCAGATGCAGTAACATAACCTGCACCATCATCATCTGTTGGAGGGACAATAGAATCAAGCTGATTCTTAGCAGCGGCTTTACGTGCACCCGCTCTACGAATTTCAAAACCGAATAAATTAATACCTTGATTTTCTGCCATAGTTTCTTTCCGTTTAAAAATAGGGTAGAGGAATTTCTCCCTCTACCTTATTATTTATAACAACTTTAAGTAGTTGTATTTGACTCCCAGTACTGGATTTGGAATTCAACTGGGAATTCCTCAATAGCACCTGTAGTGTCATAGTTCAGATCAATAGCACCTACATTAGTTGGGAAACAACCACGGAAAGTGTATGATTTAAGAACTGATTCGTCACGATCCAATTGATCAACAATAAGATCAGACTGATAGTCTGCTGGATTAACAAGACCTGTGTTAGTTGCGTGTCCATTTATTCCATTCATCCATGCTTCCATAGAATCACGAACCGCAAAGTCGGTAGTGTTAATGATTGTTACAGTCCATGGTTCAAATGTTCTGTCACCAGCAATCTGTAACTGTCTACCTCTGAATGATACAGGGATAGGTGAAATTACTGATGCAGGTAACTGAGCACCTTTACACATAAACGATGTTTGTTCGACGTTGCCACCTGCATAAGCTGGGAAGTTGACTGTTACCTTAAATAGGTTAGGTCTAGCTCCGCCACCAGCGAGTTTGGCTTTAAAATCGTCTACTCCTAGAATAGCCATTTAGTTTTTCCTCTCTATGCTACTTATACAGTACCTACAACTTCTTCAAACTCTACACCGCTGCGTACTGCAACAAAGTTAAGTGTGATAAAGTTGATGGAACGTGCTGGTTTAATGAAGATATTTGCAATGAATTCATTACGATCAATAACAGCAGATGTGTTATTTGTTTCGTTACAAACTACTTTGAAGTCCGTAATACCACGGCGTCCTTTGATTTCTCTTAGGAGTGGTTCTACTATATTTACAAATTCTGCACGAGTGAACTCATCATTAAGTTCAAACATTACATTCTTAGCTGCTTCTCCAATTGCTCTTTCTACAGTTAAGAATAGCCTACGAACATTGATCCTATCAAATGCTGATGGTCTAGTTAAGTGTGTTTTATCACCAAATAATAGAACACCTTGACCTGGGATATTTCCAACTGAGTTAATACCAGCTTTGTATAATGTATCACGTTGTGCTTTATTTGGACTATATGCAGTAGATGTTACACCTAAGTATTGACCACGTCTTCCACCTGCTGGTGAAATCCAAGGAGCACCATTTGCGTCTGCGGCTGACATAATACCAGCTGTAGATGAAGATGCAGGGATGTTAATATACTTATCGTTGTACTTATCATATACTTTTAGCCAGTTACAATCAACAAATAGTGTTGAATCAAATGTAAATGTATTAGCTGTAGTTACTATGTTAGTTGTGATTGTTGCAGGGTTATTAACACCTATTACATCATTCTTAGCTGGTCCAGCTACAACAACACAATCTTTACGTGCTTTAGCTGTAGCAACAAGATCATTAACAACAGTAGCCTGATCTGAGCTAGTGCTCATACCTGGGGCAATAAGAAAGTCAACTTCTACTATATCTGTATCTTCATATAGATCGTAACCAACTGCAACATCTGATGCAGTAATTGTACCAGAGTTAGCACCACCAGTAAGGTTATAAGTTTTAATAGCAGGTGATGAAAGAATAAAGTCTTCTCCACTGTCTGCTCCGGTTCCAGCTCCAACGTCTGAGAATACTGATTCAAAACCAGCCATCCAAACATAGTTTGAACCTTTGTTAACAACTTCTTTTACATAGTTAGTTGATCCGTCTGCATTCTTAGCATCAGATGCTAGTGATACAAATGAATATGTTTCTAATACTCCGCCTTTTGAGCCAAAGTTACCGATAGTATCAATAACTGCAATGTGTACTTCGTCATTAGAAGCATTTTTATCTGCAGCATGTTGAGATGTGCCAGGTTCTGCATCAAAGCTAGACTTATATGCCCAGTTAGTAAATGATGTTGTATGTGCTGGACATACTTGAATTTGTAGTGTGTTACCGATATCACCTGGGTATCTACCGATAAATGTGTGTGAATCTGAATCAAGTGACGCTGATTGTGTGTCCCAATCATCTAAGTTTTTAACCACAGGGTTAGTACCAGTTGCATTTACATTATCATGGGAGTTAACAGACCCTGATCCTGTAGAACGTGTCACATATAAATCTGAGCTATATCTTAGATAGTAAGCAGCTCCGTGAAAATCTGGTGAATAAGTATTATCTGGTGCTCCGAATGTTGACGCAAGTTCTGTTTCATTTGAAACTCTAACTCTTGTGTTCACAGGACCCCAGCGGAATGCGCCGACAATTGCACCAGTTGTAGATTGTACATTAGGCACTGTGCCTGATAGGTCTACTTCTTTGATAACAATCGCAGGACTTTGGGATGGTGTTCCAATTGCCATGTTTTTATTTCCTTTTAAATTATAAGATGTTTCATAATACGGCGGGATTTCAAGTTACAGTGTTATTTATAAGAAAATTATTCCTACTTAATTTAGATCCCACTTATCAGAAAGTGCCCATCCAAGTCTATCTTTATCAACCTCTGGTGGTATATCGTTTAAACCATCATCAGTAAAACCAAAAGGTAATACATCTGCTTCTATTTCGTCCATTCTTTGTTTAAATAGCATATCTTTAATATTAATGTCTGTCATATCATTAAAGAAAGCTGAGCTTGCAAAGTAACCAAACATAACGAGATTCATAACTAAATCGTCGTGATTACCATTAGATGCTTCAAAAGAATTACCTTTAGATTCAAATGTAGATATTTCTATAATTGTTTGTTCATCTACTATATCAAGTTTATTACTTTCTAATATATCTTTAAAACCAGAACAACCAATTCTTTTAACTTTTCTGGTCATCTCCACACCAAGACCAGAGTTTTTAGTTGCTGACTCAACGTGCATATTTTCATATTCTAAGTCTTGATAAAGACCATTACATACTAAAGCACCTTGATCATTTGATTCTATAATAACATAAGCATTATTATATGCTGTAGCAAACTTAGCTATAATATCAGGGAATAGAATAGGCGATATTCTATTGTTTCTATAAACAGCTACTTGTTGAAA